AACAACCTAAAATATAGGGCATTAATCTATAGCAAATGCCTAGCAAGTACAGCTTATCGCCAGTCAGTAATTGAATTTTGCAAAAGGAATATTTTATTTTATTTCAATACTTTTTGTTGGACTTACAGGCTTGACCTTCCGGCTAAAGAGAACCCTTACGTTCCTTTCGCTACTTTCCCAAAGCAAGATGAAATAATTACATGGATACTTTGGTGCTATGTTAATGGGGAGACAGGTATTGTAGAAAAAACTAGGGGGTGCGGGCTTTCATGGCTTTGGGTTATAGTCTCTGAATGGCTAGGTAAATTTCACAAAGGCCGTTCTATTTCTATGATGAGCCAGAACGAGGAAGATGTTGATGAACGTGGAAATCCTGATTCATTGTTTGAAAAGATAAGGATCAACTTAAGAATGCAGCCTGAATGGATGCGTATGGGTTACGTTGAGAGCTCCCAATACGACAAGATAGGTTTGATTACATTCCCAAAAACAGGTTCTACAATAAGTGGAGCGATTGCAAAAGGTACGGCACAAAGGGGTGGACGGACGAGTATTACTGGGTTAGATGAATTTGCTCACATAAAAGAAGACTCTACAATATTGACTTCTGTTTCAGAACTTACCAATTGTACAATTATATTTTCTACACCGAAAGGGGAGAATAACGAGTTTTCTAGGATGGCGAATACTGCAGGCGTTAATAAAATATCATTCCACTGGAAAGACCACCCGTTAAGGAATTTGAAGTGGGAAGCTAAGAAAAGAGCTGATCCAAAAATTACGGAAGAAACGTTTGCACAAGAATATGAAATTTCTTACACGAAATCAAATATCGGGAGAATCTTCCCAGAGTTCAAATCTTACCATGAAGACGATAAAAGGGACAAATGGGTTCATGTCGCTGATCTTGGAAACACGTATTATGATTATGACCCAAATTATGACGTATATACATGCTCTGATTTAGGTAGAGACATGACCTACTATGGCTTTTTCCAAATAAAGCCTTCAGATCCTATTTACAACCCATACACGCCAAATACGCTCATTGTGTTCGAAGAAAAGTACTGGGTGAGGGGTAATATCATCAATATTAGGAAAGAAATCAACGAAACGGCTGATGACTACGGTTTTATTTTCCGCGATCATATTTCAGATGTTCGAACTGCTAATGCAAAAGACTCCGTCGAAATGGGATGGGGTGAATATTTGAAGATGGACGCTTCAGAAGCCAAAAGAATGTTCAACGTTGACCCTGGGCCGCCAATTAATGTTGTAGGACAAAGGTACTCTGAAAAATTGCCGATTGATACAATGGCGATGTGTTTAAGAATTCCTGGTAAAATCATATTTCATCCACGGTGCAGGCTAGGGATTAAAGCTATGTCCAATTGGAGTTATGAAATTGACCAATTCGAAAAAGATCATGAGGGAAGGTCTAAAATAAAAATAAAACCAAACGGTCAAGCGATGGTTAGCCATAGCCCCGATTCACATCCTGGAAAAGCCTTGATTTATGGGGTGCAACATATATATGGTAGCGAAAATAGTACTATTAAAAAAAGCAAACCAACTTTAAACTGGGATTTCCAGCAACCTAAAATAAGAGTGTTATGAGTTATTCCACAAGTTGTTCTGAAACCATATCAATAAGCACGGCTTCAACCACTAACACTATAGTAGATATTTCAGTTAGGGTGGCAGCTAAATTAGCTGACAATAAATCCTTAGTTAAAGATAAATTGAGAATTTTCATATTTAGCTACCAGCTAGTGTCAGCAGGGGCCGTTACCGCACAATTCCTTTCCGCGTCTACACCGATGACTGGGGCTATGTCTTTAATTACTGGTACTCCAGTTGGTATGTGTTCCGGTGGGATTGAATTACAAAACGCTTTAATCGTATGCTCTGCTAACGAGGATCTAATGCTAACGTTAAGCACTACGACTCAAGTTTCTGGGCATATCAACTACATGATTGCTTAGTATGAATTTCAAAGGGCATGTTACAGGAGGTGGAATTTCCTCCGCGATAGTCTTTACAGCGGCTGCATTTACAGGGGTTTCATATTTGGAAATATCGCATCCAATCGTGCTTTCGGCAGTTTGCTTTTTCATGAGTCTGTTTCCTGATTTCGATACTGCGTCTATCCCTCAGCGTTGGTTCTATAGATTTTCAATAGTATTTTTCATATATCTTTACAGTATAGACCAGTACCAATTGTTAGCTGTTTTTTCAATATTATCTATCACCCCGTTATTGCACAAGCATCGAGGGTGGACACATTGGAAAATAACCCCTGTATTTATTTCTTTGTCAATCATCGCATTTTACGACTACCAAATTTCTATTGATGGACTTATAAATTCTAAGCTATCTAGTGAATATATAATATTTAATACGATTAGTAATTACCTCCTTTTTGTCGCAGCAGCTACAATTGGACATTACACACACTTATTCTTAGATTCCAAATTTTTTAAGAATGCGTTTGATCATCATTAAAAACATGAATTGGTTTTTGTACACTTGAGCCTTTCAATGTACCTCTCACTCGGTTAGAGGCGGAGAAAAGACGCACAATCAACAAACAATAGAGGTAATAAATGTCTTATTTAGACTTAGAGAATGGGCCTACTTTAAATGGTTTAGTATATAGCGGGACAGGTTCAGTCGTCCCTTATGAGTTCCTCCAAAATATTACAGCGACACCGTCACCAGTAAGCCTAAGTTCAGCTACAGTGACTATGAATGCTTCGTTAACAAATCCTTTTCCAATTTGGATCGGTAAGCAATTTTATTTTGCGACTACACCGGAATCTTTCACTTTCACAACAGCCACAAATGCAGGATTAACTTCAGCAGGCGTGGAAAGCAATGTAGCTCTAGCGACTGATGTCTGGTATCTTTATTTAGGATTGAATAGCTCAAATAAAGTAACCATTTATCCTTCCCAAACAGCTCCAGCAAAAGCAGATTTAAGATTTAACGGCAGTGTTTATGGACATCCAGGGGCTTCAGCTACTAAATTCTATTCTTATTTTGGTATGGTTATTTGTACAAATTCTGGTTCACCAGCATTCGTCCCTTTCACAAAAGTCGGTAAAAGCTATCTTATTCCTGAAGCTTCTAAGTTAGAGCAAGCTACCACTGATACAGATTACGCGGCGTTGGCATTTACAGGAGTAGAGGGTCTTCCCACACATTCAGGCGTTACAGTTGGTGGATATATTGAAACTTCTGCAACTTCTGGTGATACTGTAAGTCTTGCTTATGATGCTAGTGGTTCAGGAGTAGTTATTGTAAAAACGGTAGCAGCTGTTTTAAACCTTCAAGAATTTAGCAATTTTCCATTAAACAGTGGGGATATTTATGCTAAACACGGATCAGCAGAAGGCGACGTTCATATAACTTCAATCACAGACATAATCTAAGGGGACTAATGGCTAAGAAATACGAAAAAGAGTCTATTGCGTTAGATAATGCAACAGGATTGTCAATTACCCCAGAAGAGTTTTTGGGGTCTTACAGGGAAGCAAACGAAGGCAGTAACCCCAGTTTTGGCGAGTGGTATTCTTTTATGGATACACATAATAAAACTGTAGGGCTATCTGACGTAACGTTCAAACAATGGTATGTTTTTAAAAGCTGCTTAGTGGATCAAACTAAACCGTTCCATCCAGAATGGTCAGGTCTTGGTTCAAAAAAATGTAAAAGCCCAATGCATGACATCGACTTGGAGTCTCCAGAAGATGAGTATAAGCGGCTACTCAATGAATACTTTACAGAAAAAGAGGAGTCATAATGTCATTAGAAAATTTATTGGTGTCGGCGAAAAGTGATACTGGTGCAAACGGCAATGCTTTAAGTAAATCGACTTTTACTTTCAATAACCCAGTCGTAGGCACTGGCATCGCTCTAAACGCAGATCCAACAGCTATAGCAACAACTGAAGCAAGTTTGATTATCGACGTCCCTTCAGTAGCTCTGCAGGCGTCTACAGCAAAAGCCAACACGGTTTTAGTTAAGAGCATTAAGCTTACTTGCACAGCCGCAGGGACAGCAGCAACTAAAGCAAGATTGGCTTTTTATAAAGATAGTATCACTAGGTATTCGTCCGGTGGGTCGACTTTGTCTGGGGTTGCGACTTCAGCAAGTTCAAGTTCTTCAAATATTGGTGTAGCGCAAAGTAGCGTTTATTTCGGTGATTTAACAGCATTGGCAGAATCTAGTGCAGGTGAAGAGCATATTTTCACGCAGCTTATTAAATCTGATACAACAGCAGCCCCCTGCTTTGTTATCGATGATGAGTTCTTGTTTGAAACTTTATCCGAGGGGAAAGGGGGCAATAACGTCTACGATAGTGCGGGTGTTTGTTCATCTGTATTTGCAATGCCGATGATTTACCTGAAGCCAGGATCTTCACTTTTAGTGAAAGCTTTATTTCCAAATGCTAGTGCAGCTGCTTCTTTCGAAGTTGAAGTTACGCTTTTAGAGGTTTAGTAAAAATTGATGGCAAGGCATAATCGTAAACCGCACCGAGCAAGAAAAATAGAGAGGTTGTATTCTGATATCCCTTTTGAGAAAGAGAGGGACGATGAACCATCTATAGATGAAGAAGTTCTATCTACTGGCAATTTAACGCCTAGGATGGATGACGAAGAGCTAAGAGCGGTTGAAGATGCTTTGTTTGATAGGTTTGTCTCGGCTGAAGAAAAAACAGCTGAGATTTCCCAATTAATGACTAAATGGGAGTGCCAATACAAAGGAGAATGGTATTCTGAAGAAACGCAAAAGAAGGAAGAGGAGGAAGGTCAAATATTCCTAAGGAAGACTAAGGAACAAGTAAGAGTTGTTTACAGTCATATACTATCAATTGTTAGCGACCTCCGTCCTCTAGTTTCTTTCAACCCTATTGTTTCCTCAATCGAGGCGGCAGAAGAAGAAATGCAACGGGCTAAATTAGCAGAAGCTTTGGTCGATTACACGCTGAACGATCAATTGAAATTTAAAGAAGATGTTCTTCCCCAGTTTGTAAAGAGCTTTTTAAAATACACAATGGGTATTTTAAAACTTACATACAGATCAGAAGCCGCAGGAGCTAATTTTATTTTAGAAAATATCGATAGGTCTACTTTATATATCGATCCACATGCAAAGAGTGATATTAAAAACGCTGCATGGGTAATGGAGAGATATGGTCTACCAAAAAGAGAAGTCTTAAAAAGAATACGTCAGGGGTTCTATAAATTACCACCGACAAAAACCATAGACGACGTCTTAGGGCAGCCTATTTACAATAACAATAGCAGTGGGCAAGCTTCAGTTTCAGACAGAGTTTTAAACACTATTAAATCATCAAACACAACATTACTCGAAGATGAGAATGTGGAAATGATAGATTACTGGCAGTCACCTAAAAACGGGTTAAGTGACGTTTATGGTGTAATGGTCGGGGGTATCAATGGGTTCTTGCTTCGCTATGGGCCCAACCCATATCCTTACAAAAACCACCCTTATTTCGCTAAAAGTTATGATCCACATGAGTTAGAAGTTGATGGGGAAGGCTTGGTTCAAGAAATCGAACCTACGCAAAAAGTGATCAATACGATGCTTAATATTCGGCTTGCTGATATTAGGAAGCATGTTCATGACCCGATGTGGGTGAATGAAGCATTATTCAACGCTACTACTCAAAAAGATTTAACTGACAGGCAAAAATTTGCCAGATTTGATAAAGAGTATATCAGAGAACAAAAAGCAAATAACCCGAACTACAACATAGCAAGTGATATTGCTAAATTAGGGGTAAGCACATCTACAGAAACGTTGTGGCAAGATTTACGGTTTTATCTAAGCCAATCCAAGGAAGTTACTGGGGTTAACGATGCAATGGCTGGCAATGCTATGGATCGTCAAGTTACTGCGACTCAGTACACGCAAACTTTGTCAAGAGCGACGGGGACTATGAGACCTGTACTGTTACAAATAGCTGCGCTAATAGAGGAAGTATCAGAAGCATTATTGACTTATTTTAAAGACCCCCAGTTTTTTGGAGATGAAAAGATCATCCAAATAACAGGCGAAAATAAATATAAGCGTATTAAAACAGGTTGGAGAAGCCTAGGCGACGGTCTAAAAATCAGGAGTGTTTCCCCTGATGACATGCTTGTCGATGGGTCTATGAAAGCTACGTCTGGTTTTGAGGATCAGATAAATAAACGGATTAACACGCAAGAAGCTAAGGAAATGATCCAATCCCTAGGGATGTCACCAGAGATATATAGAGAGGCGTCAGAGCAAGTTAATTTCGCAAAGATTGCTAAATTCATTGCTAACAACTCGTTTACTGGGGTTGAAGGCGATTTCAGTTATACCGAAGAAGAAAGAGCACAAAAAGAACAAATTGAGCAAAAACAGATTGAACAGCAAAGACAAATGCAAAAAGAGCAAATGGAATTGCAGTTACAATTAGAAGAAAGAAAAATAGAACTTTTACATTTGAATCAGCAAAGCACGCATCAAGCGAACGTAATGACTGATACGATGAGCAAAATCCAAGTTGATACCCAGAAACAACTTACTAAGTTGGAGACGGATTTATCTTTGATGAAAGCTAAGATCAGTGAGGATTTACAAGCTGATAAAGAACGGATGGCTGTAGAGTTTGAATTTGAAAAACAAAACAGAGACATCGATAAGGCCGTTAACATTAACAAGTAAGATACCCTGATACCCCTATGGATTTAGGATTTTTACAAATAGGAGAAAAATATGGAAAACGAACAAGAGCTAGAAAGTCAAGACTATCAACAAGAAGATCACGGAAGTGTCCCTGACGAATATCAGGACGAACGCGCTGGGTCTGAAGATGGTGGGCAAGAAGGTTCTAGCGAAGAAGAGAGTTTTGACTCTAAAGCCGAAATCGGTAAAATGAAGGAGGAGTTCACGCAGAACTTCAGGGAAATGCAGTCTAAGAAAGATATACAGATTGCAGAGCTACAAGGGCAAGTAAAGCAGACTATTGAGATGCTTAAAAACCAAGGCAGTCAGCAGCAAGAGAAGCCTATGGATCTATTAGATCTTAAGGATGACGACGGCTATGCAAGAGACCTTAATGCTGAAGACATCCAAAAGTTTGTCCAGGATGCAATAAAGCAAGACCGTAAACAGCAAAATGAACAGTACGAACAGCAAAGCCAGCAGCAGACACAAAAACAAATAGCGCAACAACAGTTTATGGAGAGTAAGTCTGACTCGCAAGAGATATTCGATTTTTACAATTCTGATAAGAACGGAATGGAAAAAAGAATGATGGCTGAGGGTATTGATTCCTCTAACATAAAAGAGGCTTATTTGTTTGTTAAAGGCGAACTGAGGGAAAAAAAATACAAAGAAAGATCAAAACCAAACGTACCACCAGTAGGCAATAACGGTTCTAATTTCTCTAGTCGAGGTGGAAGCCCTGCTAAATCAGCAATGGCCCAAGCGCAAGAAAGATCAAGAGCAGACGTCCGTAGGAACCTTGACTGGTAAAACAAAATAGGAGTTTTTTAGATGGCAATTATAACAGGTAGAAGAGGGGCAACAAATCCTTTATTTAGAGATCCAGGTATCCTTTCAGAGGTTATTTTCGTTGACGACGATCCTGAATCAGCAGGTTTCCTAGCTTTAGTTAGCTTGCTTGAGAAAGAACAAGTTAAAGTACCGGAGCCAAGTTGGGGGATGATGCGTTACCTTCCTAATTCTGATACTGCTTCAGCAGGTGCTACAGCAGCAGCAAGCATGATACCCGTGACTAACGTAGATTATTTTATTGTTGGTGACGTTTGGTTTGTAGATAGAACTGACGAGCAATTCAGAGTTACTTCAGTTGATTCTTCAGGTGGCCAAGTAGGCGTTATTAGAGGAATTGGGGCATTAAACGGTGAATCTGGAACAGCAGCAGCGGTTATTAATTCAGGCGATAATCTTTATAGATTAGCAACAGCGGTTAATCCACAAAGATCTGGGGCACAAACTTATAGATCACAGGGGCTCGTACTAGTAAAACAGTACACTCAAGCTTTTAGATATGAGATCAATGTAGGCCGTGAGTCTATGAAAGAAGAGTATTTTGTTAATCGTAATGAATGGGATGCTGAATATAAAAACGCTAAAAGAGAAGCTAAGATAGCTATCCAGCGGCAATTTATGTTTGGACAAAAGTCAAAAGTCGCTGACGGCTCAGATTTTATCCGTACAATGCAGGGTATATATCATACTCCTGCTACATACGAAAAAGATTTCTCAGGCATTCTACATAAGAATGATTTTGATTCTTTCTTAGCAAGAGAAGCTTTTAGATGGGGCTCTAAAAATAAAGTATTGATGGCTGGTGACGGTTTGATTCAATCAATCAACCAAGCAGCAGACGGATATGTTGAAATTGCTGAAGATAAAGTGGCTGCCAAAGCAGGTTTTGGTTTTCAAATCAGGAACTATACTTCTCAAGCTGGGACGATCAGGATTGTAGAAGACAGATCATTATCTGAGACTAGACCTTATGATGGTGTTGTAGTAGATATGAACCAAGTCAAATATCAACATTTTTCCAATAAAGGGATTATGGATGATTTGCATGTTGTGGATAATTCACAAGATAAAGATGCAACAGACAAAGCTTCATATATCTATGGACAAGTTGGCTTAAACTGGGGTGACGAAAAAACTCACGCTAGAATTAAAAACGCAGACAAAGGCGCACGAGGATCTTCTATCTCTTAATTGAGATAGGGCTCCTACCCCTTATTTAAACATTTTTAGGACAAAAACATGAGTGTACGATTATTCGCAGTAACAAGGAACCATTCAGTAACATTCCCGAAAGAGATTTTCGGGCTTTGTGAAATTGCAGCAAAAGAATATAAAGAAACATGCAGTGAAGACGGATTCAGTCTTGATGAATACAAGAAATTGATCATCCCCTATCCTCCTATCTATTTTGCAGAGAATACAGCTGAAGTAGCTTCTAGCGAAGAAGAGGCGACACAAGAAATGCCATGGACTTTAGCTATGATAGAAAAGACTAAAGCATTTAAAGAGAGGAGGATTAGAGGCCAGACAAAAGAGCAGAAAGACACTGTCAGGAGGGAATCAGGTAAAGAGCTCTACGAAAAGCCAGAAGACTTTGAAGCGAAGTACAAAGTTCATAAATCCGTATTTGACGCACTTGATAAACCTTTTAAAGCTCAGACTAGAGAAGAGTGTGATGAATTCGTCCATAAATTGGGGAAAGTGATTAACTCTTATAATATTGTAAATATTGCACTTCCTGAGTATAAGAAAGATGTCCCTAAGTTCGTTAAAAATATTGACATAAAAAGGCAACAAATAGTGCTTCTAATCGAAGATCTATTTGAGAAAGATAAATGAGAGACGAATCAATTTTAGATTCTTTTAGATACTATTCGGGGGCTCACAATCACGCTCGTTATAGTGAGATAAATCAAAGCTATAGAGGAGTCCTTAAAAAGACTTCCTTGTGGAACCAAAAGATTTCTGAAGTTGGGTTATTATCAACAGTAATAGGGCAAGGTGAATATTTAGTAGATTTTAGTTCTTTTAGGTCTTCCACCCCTGATAGAGCTTATATTAAAGAATCTGCTTCTGAGGTGTATTATGAAATGCAAGAAGTAGGTGGTCAAATATTTGAACAAAATAGGCCGTCAACCGACACTGGCGTTATAACTTCTGCATATTACGACTCGCCAATTCTTTACAAATTAACAGGTGACACCACATATAATTTCAGCTTAACCCCTAAGCCAGACAAGGTTTATACTATCAGGTTTGATGGGGTAGCTAAGATTATTGATTTAGATAAAGGGGTGACACCCATTACACCAGAGAACTATGACGAAGCGTTAGCAATAAAAGCAGCAAGTATTTACTTAAAGCAAAAAGGAGATGCTACACAGCAGGATTTGAATAAGTCAGCAGCATTAAGAGAAGAGGCAGAGAATGAGTTAAAATCGCTTTACATAGATTTTAATAAAAACAGGATGACTGATTTAAACTGGGATCCGCAACCTATGGCTTATTAATGAAATCTCTTTCAGAGTTGCAGGGTCAGGTAAGGATTTACTCTTCTGATTCCACTTATATTATAACGAATGACAACAACCCAAAAGTTCAGGGGTTGAGCGTCGCAAATAGGGTTTACCGCAAGCTATGCAATTTGGAGCAATGGCCAGAGTTAACAAGAATAGACTCATCTATTTCTACAGCGATCGGTACAAGTAGTTATAATTTCCCATCAACACCAAAATTTACCAACAACGTAGTTACAGAAATGTCGAATACTTCTGGGGAATATGATATTGTCCCAAAAGTTGATTCACATTTAGATTGGAACTATTTTGCGAAAAAAACAGACGCGTTTCCTTCCGTTTATAAGTTACAGTCAATAGGAGATCAATACACTATATATTTCGCTCCCACGCCTATAGCGGTATCGACGGTAAGGATAACAGGGGTAATTGAGCCTACGGAATTTTCAAGTGGAGATTCCATGACCATATTCTACAGTTCTATTTTAGATGATGCTTTGGAATATCTTATAGCATCTGAATTACTATTTACAGATGGGGCAGAAAAAGAGGCGGCTTCTCTAATACAGAAAGCTGCTTCAATAGTTACAAGATATGTAGGAAGAGAAATAACGCCAGACGAAATTGACCCGAAAGCAAAAGAGGCTACATAATGCTTACTTTTCAAGTTGAGCAATTCGGAGGTTTAAACGTAAATGATGAATCAGAAAAGTTACTAGGCAGGAGCCACCAGTTTACACAAAATGTAGGGTGGTTGCAGAAAGCACCAGTTGAGTGCGTTCGTTGTGAAAACATAGATTTTGATAAAAATGGTATACTAAAAAGAGCCGGAAGTACTTTAGAGTCTACAGCTGCAAGTTTATTTGCTACAGGGGAGGTTGTCATAAACGCTATTCAATATATGTCGGCTATCGGCCAGAGTATATGCGTTATAGTAACAGATCTCAGCATTTATGTGGATCAATCAGGGAGCTTCGCAAAAGTAAATGATAGCTCAAGCTCTGCCTATTCTCATTCTGCTTCAGTAAGTAAATGTAGTTTTGCAGTAGTAGATGGGCACCTTTTCATAGGGCTTGATGGGGCCAACAAAATACAAGTATACAAAAATGGAGCTGACCTTGATCCAGAGATGGTAGCAGGGAATGTTTATGAAGACCCTTATGGGTCGGGGACTAATACCATAGACGGGACTTGGAGCAATGGGTATTACTTATTGTCCTCTTTCCAAGATAGGTTAATATACTCAGACGGCAACACTGTAGTTAATTATTCTAATATTCCTATAGCGACAGACGGTATATGGAAAAAATCCACCGCTGGTTTTTATAGAGCTTCTGGCAGAATAATATCGTTAAATACATTTACCCCAGATTATCAAGATTCAATACAAGAAACTTTATATATATTCACAGATCAGGGTCCACAAATAACAAATGATTTATCTCAACAAATACAAACGATAAAAGGGGGGCCGGTACCGATAAATAGTGCTTCAATCATAGCTACAAAAGCATGGTTGATGATGCTAACAAATGATAGAAGGATAGTAGCAATAAATAGGAATATTTATATTGATATAGGTAGGAGATTTAATAAGTTTGATGGGGCTAGCGATATTGAGAAATTCAACATATCATCGGCAGAAAATGTTTCATTCGCTTTTTACAATAGAATGAAAGAACAAGTCTATTTCTTTGTGCCTTCAAGTTCATCTAGTACAAATAAAGATGCTTTCATGATAGATATGGTCTTGGGTGAACCTAAACAAGGGGAACCACAATACTCATACGAGAGGAGGTTGAGGCTTTCAACTTGGGGTATTAATAGTCCATCTACAAATGACTTCTATTCTTCAATGGTGTTTAGGAATAATAACGTAGTGGGTGTTACTTTAAATGGGGAACTTTACACATTCCT